GTTGACGAAGGAGATCGTGTTCAAGCTAGTTATACGTTAGAGGGAGTTGCACGAACCTTGGAAATACAAGCTCCAGCCGCGGAAGACAACACAAATGGAGTTATTGCCGTCGTTCAAAAACCGGTAGCATCTAGTACTTACGCTTATTCTGTTGATAGTTCAGCAGCTTTAGAGGCCAGTTCGATAACTAAAGCAAGTGCAGGCAATCTATTGTTTGGGTATGGTGTGATAGATGGAGCGGCTGCTACAGACACTTATTACTTACAGTTTTATAATTCAGCTACCGTCCCAGGAGATGGAGCTGTAACTTTATTGTGTGAGCCGATAACATTGCAACACACTACAGGAGTAACACTTGACGACGATTTACCGTTTGAATTCGATTTCAAGCCGAACGGATTCCATGCAACTGCTGGGATCTCTTGGGCAATTTCAACAACAAAATACACAAAGACAATTACAGGAGCTATCGCTTCTATAACTATTGCTTACGTTTAAATAAATAAATTATGGTAGTAGATGTACATACCGATCCGTTTAAGAAAGTGTTATCAATACCTTTGGTTGATAGTTCACGTGATGATATACTAATGAGAGGGTCAGGTTATCATACTGACTCTACCGTTACCTTGTCAGCGAACAATGCTACCGAGACAGTAAACATTTTTCAAATTACAGAAGCGATTGAAATCGTATCTATTCAGGCTGAGATAACAGATGCTACCACTTTAACGAATTGTACTGACGTGTCTTTGCAGGTGTGGGATGGGTCTGTAGCAGATCAGATAACAAAGCAGACACCAGGTGCTGATATTAGTGGGTTTAATGTTGGAGGTTTTCTAATCAAGAACGAGATTGCTTCCTCTCTATTATCAGTCATTAATAATGATCAAGGGAGGATAGTAGAAGGATCGACCAGCAAGCAGTTTTCTCCGTTTACGATAATGCAGAAAATAGGTACTTCGACATATATTCGTATGAAATATTCCACTACTGATACGCCAATCAACGCTCAAATCGAATGGCATATTGTTTGGAAACCAGTCAATGGTGGTAATTTAGTAGCAGTTTAAAAGTATAATATAATTAATTTTTCACATGTCTATAGTCAAAGTATACAAACCAGCAAGCACAGGCGCAGCTGGAGCTCTCTCTTCAGACCCAATTGTTACAGCGACGGGTCTTACGCTAGGAGCATACGAGATCATAAAGAAATACGGTAATACTTATTTAAGCCTTTTGAATCAAACAGACTTCACAGTGTCAGGTGGTAGAGCAGTAGGCGCGGCGGATAGTGAGTACGGATGGACATGGAACAATAGATCAGTATTAAACGCCGCAGATGAGAGTTCAACGGTAGCAGGGTCATTAACACTGGATTTACCAGCTGGCGTGGCGTATAACTGGCACAATACTGTACAGGACGCACCATCGAGAGTGAAAAAATACGAGGCCACAGATCAAATTCAACATTGGTATTCGTTTTTAGGAACAGACGCAACGGCTAGTGAAAACTTTGAATTAGTCAGCTTGTTATTATATGAAGATGCGTCACTTGGTAGCATGATGCGTGTTGGTGTTGGGTGGTCTGCGTCGTCTGACAATCAATTATCAGTACGATCAGGGGCAACAACAACCAATATTGGAATAACGGCAGGACAAAAAGGTGGCATGTGGGTTCGTCTTTCAAGACTTAGGAAAGAAGTTTGGGCTTCGTACAATTTAAGTGCGGACGGCGCAACCTTGCCAACATCGTGGACATTCGCTGCTGTAAACACAAGCGCGGTTACCGCAGAGGCCCCTGTATGGGTTGGACACACACTTCAAAATGGTTCTGGTGCTGGTGCTGTAAAAGGATACATCGCTCGTTATATTGACGAGGATGCCTTCCCAGGCTCAAGACTCCAAACCACACCCAAATGGTCATCTGTTCAGTATTCTTCTGCTAACCCAGAGATTCAACTACTGGCTGATTGGGATTTAGTAAGCACAACAGCAACACTAAACGATGCAGTAATACAAAACATTCTTACAGACGCGGTGAATAACTTACCAGGCGATTCGTCTACATGGACATTCTCGCTGAAACAATCTAGTACAGTGAGTGCTACATCCGGAACATTCCAAGCGCCAGGATCAGTCACCACAAGTGGCACGGGACGGTACGTTTCATTGTGGGCAAAGAGTAACGCATCCACAGGAGAAGAGGCAGGAACACTACAATTACCATTTAGTTTACCAATAACCGCAGCATAATATGGTAAAAAAAACACCACAATCTAAAGAAGCAAATAATAAGGATAAGCCTTTAGAGGCAACCGCTACTAAGAAAGATGACACAGTAGAGACTCCACAAAAAGAATTTGGGGATAAGAAATCTTTATTTGTTGAGTTAAAAACTGGTGATTCAAAAACTACTTACATCCAATATTATGAATTTGAATGGTTTCAAAGGAATATTGAGGAAGCGCCAACCAGGGAAGATGAAATACTCGCTGTCGTCGCTAAACAATGGGAAGAAGCTAATCACGCACTGGCAAAATCACCACTTTAATTAACATATATGGTAAGAACAGCAATATCACAATACTCACGGCTAAAGATACGGAATGTTCCTTATAGTGTTAAAACGGCAACGGCGATTAGTGTTTATACCAATACCAACAACGTGGCTGATCCAAGCACAGGAGCTTTTACATTAGAGATGTTTTTATATCCTACAGCGGTGGCGATTAGTAGTATGAACGTATATTCTCAACAGGACGGAACGGGAACAGGACGATCTTGGTTATTTGCCACGGCAGCCAATCCTGATTATTACCTCACCTTACTTGGTGGAGTGCAAAAAGATACAGGCATAAGAATCATCCCGAACAAATGGCAAACTATATATTGTGTGTATGATGGTGCGACTACAGTCACCTTTTACAGAATGTCAGGAACAACACTTAATACAGGGACAACATTAACAATCACCCCAGAGAGTGCTACGGGAATACATGTGATTGGAGCTAATAAGAATGGTATCAATCCTTTCCCGATGTACTATACAACGACTAGATTTTGGACCGGCGTGGCTAAAACCCCTACAGAGCTAAAGGAATCATATTTTAATGACTATAGAGACAGAACGGGATTGACTGATGAATTTTTATTTACAGAGGGATCTGGTACGACTATAGCCAATACAGGAAGTCGTGGAGGAAATGGAACACTTACGACTGGTAGTCAATGGCAATCAACAAACACACCATTTAAATCTCGTGTGGCCGTTTCAGGTCGTGTTGCTGTTTCTGGTCGTGTCACTCCTTAACAAAAAAATATGTCTACTGCTAAATCACTTCAAAAACCTAAAATCTTTCTAGTTGAAAGTTCTGTCATGCGTATCGGGCATCCTGACGTTTCAAGTTATCCTAGAACGTTTCTAGGCGCACAGATCGCAGCTGCTGGTACTGCTATGTCTGTATTGGACAATAATAGCTTCGAGGATAATGACTGGATGATTGTGGGGGAGATAGGAGACGAGAAAACAGAAACAACGGATGTTAATGGAGCGGTAACGCGTGGCACGGCGATGACGGTGACAAATCACCTTAAATTTTCACATGAAGTGGATGCACCTGTGACTAGAATCCTTGAAAGAGGAATTAAAATTTATGGGGCTGCTACTGATGGTGGAGCTGGGACACTCATTTCTTCTATTGACGCTAAAACAGCTTCTGGGACACAGCTTGTGGACGCAGTAATGATTCAATGGGACAAGTCATACACAGACCATAATCTTATCACTACCGACACGGCTTATGCGTTCTATTATGCGACTTATACAGATGGGACAACTGAAAGTGCAGCAAGTGATTATATCGCTTCAACTGGTATTGCTTCAAACTCAGCTCAGAATATTATTGAAAATGCACTTGATCTAGTAGGTACTCAAATGTCTGAAAAAGGTGAGGTCACGCCAAAGTTTCTTATTCGAGCTGTTCAAGACTGGCAAGACTATGTAACGCAATGGGTGAATCCTAAGAATGGAATTAAAAAGGATTGGAGTTTTGAATACATTACAGATGACACGTCCCTCGCTTTTTCTGAAATGGAAGACGAATACGCTTTATCAGGACTGACTTCTGAAATGAAGTATGGAGAAACTAAACAATCCGTACTCAATATACGCATGGGATCGTTTGACACAGATTATATTCCGATTGATGTATTTGATTTAAGGCGACATGGTGTAGTTAGAACAACGGTAGGAACTGCTGGTATCTCAGCTTCCGCCACTTCGATTGTTTTAACCAATACTTATGAATTTCCCGAGTCCGGTACAGTGACTATTGGAGCAGACACGATCACTTACACTGGAAATACAGAGGCCACAGGCACACTTACTGGCTGCACGAATGTTGACAATAACCATTCTGCTGGGGCTGCTGCTTTCTCTGCTTATAGTGGAGGAAAACCGTTCTTTTGGACCATTTATAATGGTGTAATCAAGTGGCTACTCCCACCAGATAGCAATTATGCAGGGTATCCAATGAGAATAAAGTACATTAAGAAGCTCACTGCAATTTCTGATTTTACCGACACAACGGAAATACCGTTTTTTAATACCGCTCAATATTATGTTGCTTATAAGGTGGAAATGAAGCGTGGGAATATGGAAGAGGCGATGTTTTACAAAAACCAATGCGATCAAATGATTATGAACAATGCAATGTCAGACATGGCATACGCTACTGAATCTTATGGATATTACAATTTCCGTGGAGGCCTACTTGATACTTCAAGAAACCAAGATTGGAACTCAGATGTAACCTACAATTATTAATGCCCAAAGCATACCTTTCAAATTTCGCTAAAGGAGCCAATCAAGCCGTGAACGTCATGCTCATGGATGATAACTCATTAAAGGTGCAAAATGGAGTTGTGACAAGCTATAAACTTGGTGCATTGCTTAAAAGACTAGGATATAAAAGGGTTGGAGACGTTGCAGAAGCAAGTAAACCAATTACAGGGCTGTTTGATTCTAGGGAAACTCCTTCAGTTCAAAGGATGCTACTCACTGTAGACGATGCAACGAGTGATGACACTCAGCTTTTTTATGATAATTCAGGGACGTGGACGGAAATAGGAGCTGCTGAAACGGCATGGGCGAATAAAGCTGGGATTGATGTAGAGATGGCTAATTTCATTGGCTACACATTCTTTGCAGGATATGGAGAGACGGATGGGTTTTTGCCGGTTGGGAGTCTCACCAATACAACCTTTTCAACGTCAACGAATGTAACTGGGATGCCACAAGCTAAATACCTTGTGCGGTATCGCTCTCGTTTAGTTGCACTCAATCTATACGATGGGAGTGCTTTGCCTTTTCGCTTCGCTATTTCAGATTTACCAGTAGGGGGAACGCTAGGATGGACGGAATATCAAGCTGATACAGGATGGGTAGATGTAGACTATTCAGAGCAGATCACCGGAGCTGGGGAAAACTGGGATTATTTAATGATTTTCACACAATATAGTGCTTATTTTTACAATGGATCAGCTTTTAAAAAGGCATGGTCAAATGGATGTTCAAATCACAGAACAATAAAGAATCATAATAATTATATGATTTGGGCCAATGGGGATGGTGTGTGGATAAGTCAAAACCTCTCAACGCCTGAAAATATTTCAGGTACGGTGGCTGATTTTATTCGTGCAGGAACGCCCACAAACTTCTTTGGAGAGGTGATTGATGAAGAATATCACATGTATGTTGGGAGCGTCACAGTTGATGGTGTGGCCTACGCAAACGTGGACTTGATCTTCAATTTCCCTACAATGTCATGGAGATGGGAAGAATTGACTGATAATATAACAACATATGCCCGTTACAACAGTTCTGGTGACGATAGGCTGTATATGGGCGATACGACTGGCAACGTGTGGGAGAAGTCAAAATACACCGATGCTACACCTATTTATAAAGACAGTAGCGTTGCAGGAGTCGGAGCCGATATAGCGGTGAACTGTGAGACTAAGCCTTATTTTTTCGATGATCCAAGCGTGCGAAAGACTCTTAAAAAGATAACTGTTTTTGCAGATAGGGCCTTGGGAGTTAATTTAAAAATGCGTGTTTACGATAAGAATGTGCGTGCTTTGAGTCCTTACGAGTCAGTTGGTCAGTTGACACAATTTATAAATGTATTTGAGGGTAATTCTATTGAGTTCAATATGGTGCAATTTGAATTTAGCGAATCTTCTTCAAATGAATATTTCTCTATCTTGGGAGTAGTTGTTGAGTTTGAGTCCTCTTCCAAGCCTAATGTAACCAAAAAATAAATGCCACAAATAAGTGATTTAGGATTTACGTTAAACAGGAGAGATGTTTCCTATCTATTTGATTATGCTAATCAAACGAATTCGGCAACTGCTCAAGCAAATCAAGGTCAGGATTTATCAGATGTTAATGCGTATATTCCACAAGAAGGGGTTTCTAACTATCTAATTTCTGATTTAAGTGTTGATAAATTAACTGCTGGTAGTGTTTTAGTGGGAGAGTATATACAATCTGAGGGGTTTGTTTCAGGTTCTACTGGATGGAAGATTGACGGAGAAGGTAATGCGGAGTTCAATACAGGAACGTTTAGGGGTGATCTTATAGCTGGTTCTATTCATATTCCCGATCAGGACTCTACTACCAACTCATTCCACACTAATTCAAGCGGTGATTCATGGTGGGGGGCAACGGAGACTAATTTTGATTCAGATAATGATAACGCCCTTGCTTATGTTTTAAAAACAGGAGTGGCTAAATTTCAATCGGTGACTATATCAAATAATTCCATAATTGGAACAACAACAGCAACAAATGTTGAAAGCCGTGCAAATAAGGATTTTTTAAGCCCTAGTTTTACTGGCAATGTCAATGATGGATTTACGGAAAGGGTAAGCGGTACGGGTAGTGTTATAAATCGTTCAGTGCTTGAAACTGAAATTTCAGCTGGGGCTGGCGTTGGTCGATATGCTCAATTATACTCAACAAATTTAGGAGTAGCTGCTGGCACTGGAGGCTCGGGGACATGGAGTACCGACCATTCTTTTGATACA